GGATCCCTAAAGCACCACAAGCGCCAGCAGCTGCACCCCCGGCGCCCATATCGCATGCGGATGCACCTTCTGGACCCAGCTCCAGCACCGTTATCACAGAAGACAACTCGTCCACGATGCGCCGTGCCAAAAGCACCAAGAGACCTACAAAAAAGAAGGGGAGCAACAAGAATGATTGATGCTGAAGCCCTAACGTATGATGATGTTCTATTGCTGCCTCAATATTCCAACATTCGCTCAAGGAAGGAAATCAACATTGGCGTGAGCCTCAAAAAAGATATTAAATTATCTTTACCAATTGTTTCATCCCCAATGGACACTATTACTGCCGGCACAATGGCAGCAACCATGTCAACGGCAGGTGGTATTGGGATCATCCACCGTTATAATAGTATTGAAAACCAGATATTGGAGATTGTTCGCGCTTATGAAACAAATCCGCACGATAACATTATCGTTGGCGCTGCTCTTGGGGTAACGGGCGATTATATAGAAAGAGCACAAGCATTAATTAGCGCCGGCGTTGATGTGTTGTGTGTTGATGTAGCTCACGGTCACCATCTGCTCATGAAAGAGGCTCTGGCAGACATTAGAGAAGCAGCACCATCAGCGCATATTATGGCCGGGAATGTTGCAACTCTGCAGGGTGTTAACGATTTGGCTGATTGGGGTGCAGACTCGGTACGCTGTAATATTGGTGGTGGCTCTATATGTTCCACTAGGATTCAAACTGGACACGGCATGCCCGGGCTTCAAACTATTTTTGAATGCGCGAAGACTGATCGCGATGTAGCCATTATCGCTGATGGTGGCATCAGAAACTCTGGCGATATTGTTAAAGCCTTAGCCGCCGGCGCAGATGCGGTCATGTGTGGGTCTCTTTTAGCAGGTACTACAGAGACTCCGGGGAATGTATTTGAAGATCGCGATGGTTTTAAGTATAAGACGTATCGTGGCATGGCGTCCAAAGAGGCTCAGATAAAATGGCGAGGCAAGTATTCTTCTTTTGAGGGTGTTGCTAGTCAGGTACCGTATCGCGGACCGGTCCAACCGCTCCTAGAAGATCTGGAACGCGGACTTCGTTCAGGATTCTCTTATTCTGGTGCTAGAAGCATGTCAGAATTGCGTTCCAAAGCAGTGTTCATCAGACAAACAAGTGCTGGATTTGGCGAAAGCAAGACTCACATCAACACAAGGAAATGGTAGTGTCCGAGAAGTTTGACAAATATGGCAATGATATAAAGCGGATAGTTTTTAATGTGTCAGATCATGACCACGCTAAACTCATTGTCCGACTCCGTCACAATTCCTTAACGCAGTCAGAATTTTTTAGAGCAGTTATTGACGGTGTTAACGATAATGATGAGAACATTTTAAATTTTATCAATACGTGTGTTACACAAAAGCAGACATTAAACAAATCTAGATTAAAAAAGTCCAATGTGTTAATTTCCAAGGGCAAAAAAATATCCAGTGATTTTGGCTTTAATGAGGGTGAGATCGATGATATATTTGATTTAATAGCAGAAGAGCATCCTGATTTATGATGAAAGATGGATTAAAAATGTGCTCTCGCGTGTGTATATTAAATAAGACCCCATGCACAAATGAAGATTGTCGTCATTTCATCGACTTTCCCAAAGAATATAATTGTGTATTGGTAACAGTTTTTGAGCACGGCACTCTAACATTGAGAGAGGTTGCTGAACGCTTAGGTGTTTCATTCGCTAGAATTAAACAGATTGAAAGCAAGGCATTAGCTAAGCTAAAAAAGAGTGACCTTGCTCTTTAATGAATATTTTAGGTCATTTATCAAAATTATTTACTATTTAAGATTGAGTTTATTTTTAAGGAGAATTTACAATGGCTCGCAAACCACTATTAACCGAGGCTGAAATTCGCAGCTTCATGAAGCTCGCTAATTTGGCCCCGATTGGTGATGTCAAGCTAAACGAACTGGGCTACGGTACCGAAGAACCCGTTGCCGAAGAAGAGGAAGAAGAACTTGAAATGGACGCCGAACTGGGCGACGTTGAAGAAGAACCTCCTGCAATGGATGCACCTGTTGACGATATGGGTGCTGAATTAGACGCTGACTTGGATGCTGACTTGGACGCTGACTTGGATGCTGACGTTGGAGGTGGCGACACCGAAGACCAGTTTATGGATCTGGTTCAGCAGTTAGCAGACTTGGTAGGCGTGGATGTATCCATGGACGATGGCTCTGAAGCAGCAGATGATGAATTAGAATTGGGTGACGATGTGGATTCCCTAGAAGGGGGTGATGACTTAGGTGATGAAGCCGCACTCGACGTAGAAGAGCCTGTGGGCGATGATTTGCCCCCCGAAGAAGAAGAGGAAGAAGAGCTTCCCGGGAACATGGGCGGAGTCTACGAGAGCAAAGAGGCAATCGTTCAAGAAGTTGCCAAGCGCGTGGCCGCCAGACTGCATGCTGAAAATAGCAAGCAAAAACTTGCCGAAGAACTCACTGAAAAAATCTTCAACCGTTTGACAAATAACGGTTGACAAATGAGTACTTCGTTGTTATAATTTAATAACCATCAATACGTTGATGGTTATTTTTTGAGTGAATAATGAGTTTTGAACAAATTGCCTTAAATTTATTAGTATTTGTATTCGGATATTTCACATGCCGAACGTTTTACTTCTTTGGATCTGCCAGACGTTCAATAGCGTTATTGAAATTTTCACAAATTGTGTCGTTATCGATATTTCTTAAGTGCATTGAAGAGTATTCAGGGGCCACCACGCATAAGTTGTTAGCACTAAATAAGTGCGGCATTCTGGAGACTGACCCCGTATACAAAAAAATATCACTTGAGTCCAACTTGCAGATTGAAGATTTTAAGAGAAGAAGTGTTGCATCTCTTATAGCTTTGCATGCTGGTTTTTTTGAGCCCACCGTCGATTTCGACGATTGGGATTCCGCCATGGCCTTTCTGAAGAGTAACAGAAAAGTTATGCAAACATTTTTTAAAAGTGGAGATTAGTATGTTTAGTAATGTAAAAAAGAGAATTAATGCCGGCATCATTGATAAAATCAAGGAAGCCGCCGGTTCTAAGAAAAACAAAGACGACAAGATTGTCTTAATTGATGCTGACGCTCTGGGTGGGCCACCTGAACCGGATATGCGTTCAATAGGGCTCTTCTCGGATGTATCAGACGAGAAAGTAGCTGAAATTGTGCAGGCTATCTTGTATTTAAATGAACTCAACAAGGCCGAGAAGGACGAGGAAAAGAAAAAGCCAATTGACTTTTATATTTGCACCTACGGCGGCTCTGCGGATGACATGTTCGCACTATACGATATCATCAATATTATCAAACAAGATACAGAGATACACACTATCGGTGTTGGCAAGGTTATGTCGGCCGGCGTACTACTTTTAGCCTCTGGTACCCAAGGTAAGCGCAAGATCGGAAAACACTGCCGCGTCATGATCCATAATGTAATTGGAGGTAACCACGGCTCCCTCCCAAATCTAGCTAACGAACTCGAAGCTATCCAGACATTACAAGACGATTATGTTAATGCTCTTGTTGAGAATACTAAACTTACAAAAAAGAAGCTAACTAAAATGCTAAACGAAAAGGTTAACGTCTATTTATCAGCAGAAGAAGCAGTAGAATTAGGTATTGCTGATATAATTATCTGAGGTTTTGAGCGTGGACATTAAAGAAATATTAAAAGAAGAATACTCCAAAAAGGATGGTCTCAAGCAGGCCATGAACTTAATGGAGATGATTGAAGAAGTTATGTCTGTTGTTTCCTTACTTAATGAGGAAGAGGCGCCGAATGTAGTGCCCACGGATGACACCGAAGCAATCGAAATGATCCTTAAGATGATCCCGAACATTGAGGTATCAGAGATTGGCTGGTCAGATGTGCGCACACCGGAAGCCGGCGAAGAGATCAAAGGACCACAACGTAAACTGCTAGAAGATTATCTGAGTAACATCGGTGGCGATGACTTTAAGGCTAGAATCGAGAACGTTTCAAAATTCTACGACGATGGCACAGGCATGGTGCAAGAGCGCGCTGGTAATGATCGCACACAACGCATCGTGCAGGCCATATCATACCTTGTGTTCTATAAAACTTTGACAAAAGTTATCACAAACTTTAACGCATCCTCCGCTGGCTTTAGCTTTGAATCATTTTTGGCAGCGCTCGTCAATGGGTACCAGATCCCTGCCAACACAGGCACGATCGCAGACTATATTGACCGTGCAAGCGGCGAGCAGATTCCTGTTAGTCTGAAGTTATACAAAGAAGGCAACCTTGAAGTTGGTGGTAGTTATACCGATTTAGTTAATGACCTTACAATGACTGGAGAGCAGACAAAAAACTGGGCATCATCTTTTCCAAATGCCATGAGGTATGTTGTGTGCACGAAATTATTAACAGGCGATGACCTCGAACAAGAAGGCCAAATAAAATTCTACCAGTTTGATTTTACTCTCGATAATGTTGTGGACATACTTGCTAACTCAAAAGACTCGTCAAAGAAATGTATCATGATACCTCGTAGGGTGATGAACGCACTAAAAGGTGGTCAATTGTCTAACGTCGATCTTGATCTGCCCGACGCCGGCACGCTCCCATCCCCTCAAGAATTAGAAAAAGTATTCATTGATGCACTCCGAAAGATTATTGAAGATAACGGAATTCCAATTGATGAGGTAGGTTTTAAGGACTTAACAAAGAAGCTGGAATGGTCTGAAAATGATGATCTGTTTCAACCGGCCGACGCAAAACGTTTTGGCGGTGTCGAACAGGGAGTTGTCCGCGGTATTTCTGCGACAGATCCAAATGCTCGCAAAGAAATAGTAAACGCCCTGTTCCCACAAATGCCATGGCGAGGAAAAGACGGCGTCCCGGGACGTCAAGCACTCATCACAGCGATTGGTGTAGCAAACAAGGTTGTCACAGATCAACACACGGCGTCCAAGAAAGCTGATGAAAGAAATCGAGAGATTATTCGCATGGTTCAGGGGGATGAATTTCTTAGCCCTGAAGAATCCATGAGAGAGTATAATATGCTGAAGAATCCCGAACGCAAAAAGGTTGCACTTAAAAATTCATGGGGGTACCTTACTACAGGTCACTTCTCTATGAACCAAACCCAAGCAACAAACACAGGCGCTCCCACAAACACAATTGAGGTTGGTGTTATTAGAGTCGGCCGCGCTGAAGTTGCAAAAATTGTCAACAGTATTAGAGACATTCTTAATGAAGAAGTGACTGAGATCTTTAAGTCATTAAAGATTCTTTCCGATAGCCTTAACTCATTCTTTGCTGGCGGACTGAAGGATGATAGTTTAGCAGGACAATCAATTTCTAATGCCAACAACATTAGCTCTAAAGAAATTTTACAAACTGACAAATAGAGCTTGACATTATTGGATAATGTGATTATAATATAGTTATAACCAGAGGTACTAATGAGTCGAGAATACGACGACAACCAAACACTACAACAAAAGATTATGACGGGCGCAAACAAGCTGGCTGACAATGTAGCGTCCACGCTAGGGCCCCGAGGCAGAAACGTATTGCTGCAAGAAAAGGGACAGCCACCATTCATCACAAAGGACGGTGTGACCGTCGCAGCTTTTGTTGCGTGCGATGATCCGTTTGAAAACGCAGCCGCACAGATTATTAAACAAGCAGCAGTTGAGACAAACAACAACGCCGGCGACGGCACTACCACTGCTACTGTTTTAGCCAGAGCCATACTTAGAGAATCACAGAAGTATGTTGTTTCTGGTGTTTCACCAATTGAACTAAAGAGAGGTATAGATGCTAGTATTAAGCAGGTATGTGATCACCTTGACAATATGTCGCGTCCGATCACTAGTGCAGAGGATATCGCTCACGTCGCTACGATTTCTGCCAATAACGATTCAAACATCGGAAATCTTATCACTATGGCTATTGATCGAGTCGGAGAAGATGGCTCTGTAACCATCGAGGAATCTCGCTCTGTCGAGACTGCCATTGATGTAACCGAAGGGTTTAGGTTTAACGCTGGATATTGCGCTACCGCATTCATCACAGACGAACGCCGTGCAATTATGGCGTACGAAGAGCCGTTATTCTTGGTGACAGACCACAAGATCTCGCAGGTAGAGCCAATCCTGCCAATATTAGAAATGGTCGCTAGAGAAGGCCGACCACTGGTTCTTGTAGCAGAAGATATCGAAGGTCAGGCACTAGCAGCTATGATTATGAACGCTGTGCGAGGCACTTTAAAAATTGCAGCCATCAAAGCGCCATTGTATGGTGAGGAGCGCCGCAACTTACTTGATGACTTGGCTTTGTCTGTAGGGGCTGAGTTCATTAAAAGAGAAGATGGCGCCAAATTGGCCGAGGTAAAATTGTCAGATTTAGGAACCGCTAGGGCAATCGAGAGCACCAAAAACGGCACTACAATCATTGGCGGAAAGTGTGACTTTAAGTCGATTGATGAGCGCATTGAATCGCTGAAGAGTCAAATCAAGGATACCGCTTCGCTGCCTGAGTGTGAGGTCTTACAGAGTAGAGTTGTTCGACTTTCATCTGGCGTTGCAATTATTTCTGTCGGAGGTACTACGGAGGTCGAAATGATCGAAAGAAAACATCGTATCGAAGATGCCCTTGAAGCTGTGCGCTCAGCACAAGATGACGGCATCATTGGCGGTGGCGGCACGGCGCTGCTGCGAGCATCCGAAGACATTGATATTGAAGTCTCCCACAGCGATCAGTTGCACGGCATTACAATTGTCAAGGAAGCGTGCAAAGAGCCGTTTAGACAGATGGCCCTTAATGCTGGTGAATCTCCTGACATATTGATCAAGCTTGTTAGCGAATCTGATACTGATACAGGCTGGGATTTTCGCAATAATAAGTTGACAAACATGTATGAAGGTGGTATAATTGACCCAGTGAAAGTCACGAAAACAGCTTTACAAAATGCTGCCAGTTGCGCGAGCACATTGATTACTACCAACTTTGGAATTATTCAAACGGAGCTTGACAGTGTTTAAGGGTCAGTTATGTTATATTCCACAAGATGTTTATCTGGTTCAAGAAAACAATCGCAAATACCACAAGACCGATAAGCCTATCAATGCCGTGGTTGTTGAGTACAACAACTGGGATAAGTGGTGCAAGATATTATATAAGAATGAAATTTGGGATGTTAAGTTAAACAATACGTATCCATTGGAGGAAAATGTTAGTAAGATTAACGGAAGTATGTAACACTGGAGCGGTTACAAACAATACACAATATTCTCTTCGAGAGGTTTATATAAACCCCGAACATGTTGTGATGGTGCGAGAAGAACAGCGCCTTAAACAAATTAATGAACAAAGTAGAATAGTTGACGGTCTCGACTCTAACCATCGATTTTCAAAGTTGGTGATCGATAAAGGTAACACAGGAACAGAAATCGTTGTAGTGGGAGCGCCCGATGCTATTGAGACAATATTAAAGAAACAAAAACAAGTATTGAAAGGATAAGCATGCAAAATAATAGAATTACATTACAATATTCGGTCGAAGAAAGCGAGTTGAAATTTGAAGTACAGCGCCTTGTTAATAACGCATTAGATAGACTTACTTCTATACC